GCTTGTTCAAAGATTTTAGAATACTTTGGATTAAATGGATATGTCTCTTGGTACATAGCCTCAATTAACCATTCTACTGCTGTTTTCATTCTATTCTGATTTAAAGGTTAATACTTCGTAATTCAATAGGGTGTAATTCGTGTTTAAATAGCTTTAATCTACGTTTAGCTACTTCAATCTGTTTTCTGTAATAATACACTTTTTGACCACGTCTTAAAAGGTATCTAATCATTGCTTGTGATTGATAAATATGATATAAAATCTTGTCAATTTCACTTGGATTTTTACCAAGCTCCCAATTTAATCTTAATTCTCTATTTGGTGTTTCCATCTTATTCTGATTTAAAGGTTGTTTTTGTAAAGAGATTCAACTCTGTAAGTTCTACCATTTTTATCAGCCCAAATTGACCTACAATTTATGTGGTTAATTTCATCACCATGAACATTTCTTACAAAAGTTAAATTATATTCAAGTGCTTGTTCAAGGCTGATAACTTTAAATAAACTAATGTATATCATTTTTAGTTTCTTCATCTTATTCTTATTTAAATGTTTGTTTATAATATTCATTTGCATCTTCTTTATCTTCTTTGTATGAGGTTACATCAAAGCCCATAGGTGTTAAGACTTTTTCCAAAACATCCAACACAGATAATTGTCCTTTATGGTATGAGTCTATTACCTGCTCCTTCTCCATTGCTTTGAATGTTTGTATTTCAAATTTATGCAATGATAAATCAAATCCATACTCAATTAAATGAGCCTCAAATTGTTCTACTGCTGTTTGTTTCATTTATTCTGATTTAAAGGTTTCTTCGTAGTATTTTTTACAAGTGCTTACATGTATTGGCACATCTTGTCCACCATCCCAATAAGCATTCATTATCTGCTCCTTCTCTATTGCTTTTGCTTGTTCAAATGTTTTTGGGTGTATTTCTGTTAATTGTTCTATTAACCACTCTACTGCTGTCTGTTTCATTTATTCTGATTTAAAGGTTTCTTTTAATAATTCTTCTGTGTCTTCTAAATTCAAATAACAATTAAGTTCATTTTCCATATCAGACTTATTTATATCTATATGCTCAAAGTTTTTTGCAAATCCAATCATTTGCTCTCTAAACATTTTATTTGCTTGGTTAAGTACTTTTATCAGTTCATTAACCATTTGTTCAGTGGATATTTTTCCACTTTGTCTTTTTGTTTCAAGCTTCATTGCTTGATTTGCATACCATTCTACTGCTGTCTGTTTCATATTCTAAAAATTACTTTTGATTACTAACTTTAATTCACCATTAATATCTGATTCCACTTCTTCGTGAATCTTATTTACGAACTTTTGTCTAAATTCTACTTCGTGCCATTTATCTGCCGTTTCAAGGCTTTTCTTTTGATTGTGGTACATTTCTACTCCAGAACCAATTAACTCTCTTAAATCGCTTAAAATAGCTATTAAATCGCTTTTATTAGTCCATTCGAAAGAAACGTTTACTTGCTTAGTTCGTTTTTGCTTATTTCCGTAGTTCATTTTGTGTAATTTATTATAGCGTCTAAATAATCGTTGTATAGCTTTTCGTTGAAAGAACCGCCTTTATCTTCAGGGCAAATTTTATTCATCCACTTGCGCTTTAAATAAGTTACGTTAGGGCGGTGTGGAAAATAGGTATTAACCACGTTTTTAATTTTTGAGTTCATGTCTTTTAGTTTTAGAAATTAGTACTAAAGATAAACAAATTACACCAGCTCCTAACATTAAGTAACTGTCGTAAGTGTAACTCAACAAAATAATTATCGAGTTAATTAAAATTCCTGTTCGTTTTTTCATAATGCTTGTTTAAATATTTCTGCTAAATTAATATAAATAATTAATATAACAACTATCTAAACGAAATATTTTAAAAAAAGTTTCATATAAATAAAAAACCCCTACCGAAATAGGGGTCAATCATAAATTAAACAAAGCATCGTATGAAATGCGTACAAATATAAAAAATTATTTTCCTACTTTGAAACGCCTTAAAATAAATTTTACTATTCTTTTAGCAATTGCTTTCCAAAGTGCGCCTTGGGCATCGACTTTCACCTCGACACCGTCGGGCGTCTTTTTAATATCTATATCAATGTTTTTAGAATCTAAATTAAATTCTTTGTTTATTTCGTCACGTACTATTTTAATGTCTACGTTCTTCGTGTCAATGTCTAACTTGATGTTAGTACCGTCTTTTTCTAAATTCACGTCTATATTATCCGTGTCAATGTTTATTTTTTTCTTTGCCATAATTATTTTATTTAGTCCAACGTGCTTTAGTAAGGCGAATGTCATAATGTATCCACGTAGAATAAATTCCTAAACCGCCTTGTTTCATTTTGCCTGAAGCTATTAATTTCTCGATAATAGCCGCTACTTGTTTAGGTGTGTATCCTTCAATTTTTAAATCAGCAGCTTGTCCCGTAATATGTCGCGATTGACTTGCGCCGCCTATTTTCTTATTAAAAGACGGATCACGATAGCCGCTTGTTATTTTAATAGGCTTCTTTACCTCATCACGTAACACTTGTAAATTCTTCGCCAGTTCTTGAATGTTACGTAAAATAGTTTCAGTAAGCGGGAAATTGTGCTTATTGAACTCGTTTAAATTAAAATTGTTAGTTAGCTTCATAAATTATTTTTTCGCTAATTTACGGCTTTTATTTTCAACTACGGCTACTGTATCATTTTTTACGCTTGGTAAAATTGGCTGCCTTTCTTCAATAGGCTTTCTATTGTAGTATTCGTTTTTATCTAAACAATTATACAAACGGTCTTTTACGTCTTGTACTTCGAAATGTGTGTACGCAAGCCATAACGCTAAAACTCCGACTGCTCCCTGTTTTTTAATTACTTCAATTAATTGTGTTACGTTTATCATTTTAGTTTAGTTTTCTTCTTTTGTTACTTCAAATGTTGTAGGATCTCCAAGTATTTCTCTAATGCTTTCATCAAAAACAATGTACCAAAATATCGGTGTATCAAGTTCAGCTGTTTCATAGTCAACCCAATATTGAGTAACATCTTCAGGTGAAACAGGTAAACCGTAATAATCAGCACAAGCCTTTCTTGCATCTATTGCATCCTGTTCATTCGTGTATTTGTAGCCATTAATAAGCATTCCAGTAAGTATTTATATTTGTTTCTATTGCTGTTCTATTTGCACTTTGCTCTGAGTTCCAGTATATATATTCAGCATATCTACCTAATGTATAGTTATTTCCAGCTCTACCGAAATATATAATATTATTTCCAGCACTTGGGGCTTCCGTTGCTGTTGTAGCCAAAGCAACACCATCTAAATATGCAGTTTTTAAATTACTTGCATTTTTTTCTGATGTCATTATAAATGCTCCTGTTCCTGTATTTGTTCCATGAGTTACAGTTGAAGGCATATAACTATTTACATTTCCTGAAGTCGGTAACCATAACATTGGACATTGACCGTTTACGCCTGTTAAAGCACCTGCACCGATACTTATTAATAAATTTGTTGTATTTGATGTTCTATTTACAACGCCTACCGATAAATATCTTGTATTTGGACTTATACCAGTTCCTAAAGAATAAAAATCAGTTGTCCAAGTAGTTGATATTTTACTTGTATTTGGATCTGTTATAACTGCACCACTTGCAACAATTTGAGCTTGACTTGCTGCTGTAGCTTGTGTTGCATTGTTTGCATTTGTGCTTTGGTCATACCATGTTGTTATAAATCCATTACCAACACCGCAAAATGTAAGCATTGAAGTAGTATCTAAATCATTCCCTACAAATGAAATATCTTGCTCTGCATTGTCTACTGACCGTCTTACTCTTATTGCACTACCTGAATAATCAGTTCTTAATTTTCTAAGTGAATAGGCAACCGCAGCGCCTGAATAAGTATCTAAAAGTAAAGAAGGTGCAGACCCTACTATATCAGTTGAACCAGCCGAAGAAACGGAATAAACCGAACCCCAACCGATTGCATTATCAGCACCTTTTCCCCATCCTATATCGTTATTTGAAGCACCGTCGCCCCATCCGTTTGCATTTGCCATTTTCTAAGTTGTTATGTCTCCAGATAAAACCCATTCGTTAGTACCTATCTTTATTAACGTTGCTTGTGCATATTGTGCCGAAAGTTTATCTTTCCCTCCATTACTTCGCATTGTTACACCAGCAGTTGGTGCTACCGTAGTTTGCCCCGTACCGTACTGAATTACAATAATTTCCGTTCCTATTGGAAACGCATGGCTTGTATTAGTAGGTATTCTTAAATCGTTAGCACTTCCGTTGTCTACTTTGATAATTTTGTTCGCATCTGCTAAAACTAAATTATTTAACGTACTCGAATAAGTATTAATATTTTTAGTTACTATTTCAGCACCCGTAATATACTTACTTGCAAAAGTACCACCTCCAGCATCTTCAGCAATTGCAAGCCTATCGGAAGCAACTAAATTACTTCCTTTCGCTGTTAACTGACTTATCTTTACGTTCGCCATTTTGTTTGTTTAAATACGTTATTAACTTCTTAATGTTTTCTTGTTTTGGTTTATATTTCTTCATAAATACCAGCCAGTATAATTGTTATTTGTGTCGGGATACATATCCCCGTTTGAGTTACTATTGTATTCAGGAAATAAATCGTTGTTAAATGCTATATAATCAATAAACCTTTCAGTGTAATGTTGTGCAATAGAACGCTCTTTTTCTATTAAGAAATCAATTTCTGCTTTTTCTACGTTCGTAGCGTTTTCCGAATTGTGTTTATACACCCCTTTGTTCGCTATTGTGTAAGCCGCAAAGGGTAAATATTCAACCATTGCCCAGTGAATTAGCATAGGCTTTACATACGTAACTAAAAGGTTATTATAGTTAGTTGGTATTGTGTAAATTGAACTTATTGTAACCGCTCCATTTGTACCGCCCGTTATCGTTGCCGTACTTCCTACCGTGTAACCAGTACCCGCCGTGTTAATTGTAGCCGCAGTAATTAAACCACCAGCGGCCGTAATATTTAATTTTAAGCCAGTTCCCGTTGCGCTTGTTGTATTTATAGCAGTTCCCGTAGTATATCCCGTTCCTTGATTGCTTACCGTTATGGCTGTCGGTATTCCTGAAGCCGCTAAAATAATTTCAGACTTTAATTTTTCAAGTAAATCAGTACCTAAGTAATTTTGTATGTGTATGTCTTGCGCTATTTTAACGTACTGAATAAAATTGTCCGTGTCTACGTTTCCATTCATTGCAGTAAATTTTACTACGTCTTGTCGAGTTATGAGTAAAGCTTCTGCCATTATATTACGTCTGAAGGTAAGTTTTTATTATTAGGGCTAAATCCTTTTAAAGGTAAATTGTTAGGATAAACAGAAACTTCGTAAGGATTAGTTACTTTGTAGCCTTTTATTTCAGCTGCTCGCGTTCCTATTTGTTCGTATCCTTTTTCAATAGCGTTTAAGTCAAGCATAAAAGTAACACGTTCCCACTTGTGGTGGCATCTCGCACCGCCTTTAAACTTAAAAATATCGTAAGTATTTGCGCCAAATTCACCGAATCCCGGATTAACCGCCTTTAAACTCATTTGTTGAATATCTTCTTTTCTAAACAACCTTTCGCTTTTACTCATCATAGCTTTACAAAAATCACGGTCTGGTGTTTTATTACCCGTGTATCTGTAACGAACTTTAAAGTATTTTAAATCGCTTACTTTTTTGTCTTGTGTTGACTTTAATTTAGGTTTTGGACTACCAGTCTGTACTAAGTTAATTAAACGGCTTAAAACGGTCTTATTTGCGCTTAAATCAAATTCTTTATTTATTAGTTCTAAATCTAATTCTTCTTCGTTGTCGTTTACCTCTCTTTCGTCTACTATTACCCAACCTTCTTCTAATTGATTAGCGTCAACTTGTGCAAGTATTTCTTCTAATTCCGTCTTTGCTTTGCTTAGTTCCGTTCCGGTTTCTTCAGCTACTTGTTCTTCGTTTTGTGCGTTTTCTAAATCTACAAACTCTAAAGGCTGTAAAGTCTTGAAGAATAACTTTAAAGTAATTCCGTTATAACCTAAAATTTTGTCAAATGCTTCTATTATCTGGTCTTGAATAGGTTTAATAACCATATTGTCAAATAGAATAGAAGCGTTTTTAATTTCATCAGCATTCGAACTGAAGCCATTTGCAGAACCTAATCCAAATAAAAGTGGCGAAGTAACGTTATGCGCTAACATAATCTTTTTAACGCATTCCTCACTTAATTGATTGTATAAGTCTGGAGCATCGTTAACGGGCATTTGGTCAACCGTAGTTTTACTTTCTTGATTTGCATTAAAACCTATAATAACTTTTTTCCCTTGCGGCCCTGTTAATTGACTGTTTACTTTATTTGTGATTAGTAGTTGTTGTTCTTCAGTTGGAACTCCGTTATTAAAGTTAATTACTACCCTACCACTAAAACCGTTTTGTACTTCATTGATTAAATAATCAGCTATTTCTTCTTCTAACTTTGCATAAGGTAACCCTCCCTGATAATCAGGTAAAGCGTAGTATTTCATTCCTACCGCGTACGGCTTCGAATAAATAATTTCTATTTGTTCGTTTGAATATCCGAAAGCTGGTATTCTTTTAGGAGCGTATTTTTTTACGTCCAACCAATTATCCGAATAATAATAACCTTCTATTTCTCCGTCTTTATTGCACTTTTCAGCACGTAATAAATTCACGGGTATATGATAAGCCTTTAAAATTCTTTTATGATCCTGTGAGTAGTGTATTTGCATTGCAAATTGACCGAACATTTTCCTATCCAGTACAATTTTACGAATGCAGTCAGCATGAAATAAAGCCATCATTTGAGCGTACTCATTAGGCTTTTTACTTGCATCTAACGCACTTAATCCACGACCGTAAATTAATCTATTAACGTTGTTAATTACCGAGCTATTAGTTGTCGAATTAACGTACCTATCAATGATAAATTGAAAGTAATTATTATCTTCGCCAAACTCCACCCAAGCGTCTCTTTTCGACTCTTGAATTACGGGCGTTGTATAAGAACTTAATTCTAAAACGTGTATATTACTCATAAACTATAAATTCATTTGTGGTACTGTTAGCAGTATATTGGTTTTTGTTTACTGAAAAACTCGAAACACTTTGATCAGTACAAAATATCCTATCCTTATAAACTACGACCGAACCGTTAATAAATACCAAATCGTAAAAATGATTTTCTACTAAATTAAATTCAGCTTCAAACGTATCGTAATATTCCCCTTGTGTGTAAGTGTAACCAGTTATTTCAGTTGTTACGTTCGTTTGATCGTCCGTAATTGCTACGTAATCAAAAACTTTATTTCGTGGTATAAACACAAAGTCTTGGTCATTTGTAGAAGTAGTTAGAATAATCATATATTATAAACGTCAAAAGGTCGGTTTTGTCCTTAAACAAAAAACACCTACCGAAGTAAGTGTCTTTTGCGCAAGTATATAGAAGAAAGAAATTAAGAAGTAACTATTTGTGCGTCCGTTCCCGTACCGTCTTCAAATAAAACTTTTAAACCAGCTTCATCTGTTACGTCAAGGAAATTGGCTGGAGAAACCTCCATAGATTCAAAAGTCAAATTATACCCGTTAAAATCACCCAAAGCACTACCACTCGACACAGTTCCAGCAGTAACATCAGCACCTTGTGTAAGTCCCATTAAAAAGAATTGGTCAGTCATTGTTCTAACTACAATTCTTGGGCGACCGTAAGCAAGTAGTTTAACGTTTTTATGCGTTGCAACGTCTTGTCTTTTTAATTGAATAGTAAGCGTTTGTTGAAAAAACGTAGTACCATTGTCGCGGCTTGAATTAATTGTAGTTTCAAAACTATTAGCACCTTTTAATTCGTATTTGTATAATTGCAAAGCACCTGTATTTACAGGCGTCCAATCATTTATTAAATCCGTGTCCGTAGCGTCGTACGTAACATCATCGGAATTTAAGTCGTCGTAGTTAATAAAGTAAATCGCCTTCAATCCTGAAACCGAATCTTTACATTGTTCTATTCGACCGTTTGTTATATCACAACTCATTTTATTTAGTTTTTAAAGTTTAACAAAAAAAAAGGTGGTGTATATTGCACCACCCTTTATTATAGTTTATGTTTTTTAGTTAGCCGAGTTAACGATTCCGTAAGTAACTAAATCAGAAGCAAAACCGTATTTTGCATCCGCAGTAAATCGCATTACTACGCGTACATTTTGCGACCCGTCGATATCTCCCATGTCAATAACTTTAACTTCGTTCATGTCATTCATTAAACCAGTAGCAAAGTACAAGTTTGAAGTTTGAGAAAGTAAAGCAGTATTTGCAGCAAGACCGTTAGCTAAGAATATTTTAACACCGTCGAAATACAAGTCATTCAATACTTGGTTCGTTCCTTTGTTATCGTAACCGTTAGCACCTACTCCTGAAGCAGCAAAGCCACCTAAAGCACGAACGTAAGCTCTATAAATGTTATTAGAAACATACAAAGTTAAATCTTCTTTACCGTACAAAGCAGCTGGCAAAGCATCAACGATTGAACCTAATTGTGCAATAACGTTAGTAGCGTCAACAGTAGTACCCGCAATTTCTTGAGCAGCTGGTAAAGCAGCATCAGTAGTTAATTGTGTCATTAAACCAGCAAATTGTCCAGCAGTTGCGTTAACACCCCTCCAAATTGACGTTTCCATTCCAGCAGCAACTTTTTCAGCAGCGTGTGCGATTAAGAAATCAGCAAATGATTTAGGTAAAACGTCAAACGCAGAATACCCCATTTGAATTGCGTCCCAGTCTTGTCTAAAATCAGATTTACACAATTGTAGGTTAACTTGAAAAGACTCAGGTTGTAGAATTTTTTCAGTTAATGTTACTGTTGAAGTAGGATCGAAATCGCAAGTTGCGTTTTTGATAATGTCATCAGTTGCAACTCTTTTGATAACTTGTTTGTACTTAACGTTAGGCATGATAGTAATACCGCCTTTTTCCAAGGTTGGAGCGCTTAATAAAGCTGCAGCGATATATTTTCCAGCGAACTCACCAGCATACGTAGTTGTAATGCTTTGAGTAGTTGATAGGTTAATTTTTTCCATTTTTATTTTTAATTAATTAATTTATACTACGGTTAAAGTAATTGCACCAGCAGCAGTACCAAGTCCGAAAACATACCAGTTTGAACCGTCTGAATGTAATTCTACGAAATCTCCAATTGTGTCAGCTGAAGCAGAAAAAGTAATTGTGTTTTCATCAGCACCCGGCACGTTTGTACTGTTCACGATAACACCACCTTGGATTTTGTTTGAAGCAGCTTTAATAGTCCAAGCAGTTGTTGCAAATAATGCACCTACTACAAATTTATAAGACTGTCCAGTTGCATCGGCAACCGCTGGTAATGTAATTTGCGCCCCAGCAGCAGCGTTTAAAATAAATACTTTACCGCTATCTTCAGCAGTTAAAGTTGTTGCACCTGTCAATGTTTCAACTACGCCTACTTGACGTAAAACATCGTTAGATACGCTTGTTAATGTTGTACTCATTTTTTTTTGTTTTTAAATTATTACTTATTTAGTTTGTTTAAAACTGAATCCATAATTGTGCGTGGTCTTTTAGACGCAAATTTTATAGACTCAACTTTGTTTTCGTTTTCAGGGTTAAAAGAAATTGGTTTAACTTCTTCAGATAGTTCAACTTCTTTAACCTCGTTTGACTTGCTTAATTCAGCTTTAAGCATTTCGTTTTCTTTTTTCAACGCTTCAATTTCCGAAAAGAAACTTTCTTTAATTGTGCTTTCAACTACTTTTTTAGGGTTGCTTTTAGCCGTTTCCATTTCTTGTTCTTTTTTCGCTTCCTCTTCGATAGGCTCTTCAACTTCTACTTCTTCTTCTTCAACCTTTTCTTTAATTTCGGAAATAATTCCTTCTTCAACTACGATTAACATACGACCGTCTTCCATTTCGTATTCTCCTACTGGCACGGGTATTTTTTGTTCGTCTTCCGTTACTACGAAAATTTCGTTACCAGCTTCAAACATATCAGCTTCAAGAACTGTTACGCCATCCATTAGTTTCATTTGTTCAAGTTTTACTTCCATTCCAAGTAAAGTTTTGATTTGATTGATTAGGCTATTTTTCATTTTTATTTATAATTTATTAGGTAAGTAATAAGCGTCGTCTAAATCTCTTTGTCTATCAGTAAAGTTTTTCACAAGTGGAAAATCGTCAGGATTTAATCCAAGTTCTTTTGCTTTTTGTTTAAAATTTCCCCAATTAGTATTCGCACCGTCGATAGAATCTAAATAAGTTTTTTTCATTTCAGCGCGTAAAACTTTTAGCTTTTCAAGACCTTTTTTCATTCTTACCGCGTCATCTTCTAATAACTTAATTGAACTTAATTCAATTTCGTGTTTTGATAGTTGTGTTTCTTCTTTGAATAGTTTTCCGAAAACTGTTTTTAGTGTATTCATAACTTATTAACTTTTATAATTTTTACTTGTTCCTTTTTTAGCCGTTTTGCCGTACTATCGTTCGTACCCCGTTGCTATCTGTTATCGTTACATTTTGCGGCGTTACGCTGGCTGTTTTACCTATCCCTTGCGCTTCTAAACTACCGTCACAACAATCTTTGTGGTATTTTCCGTCTTTACATAGGCAACCACGTTTACCGCCACGCGGACTTACTTTACTTGCTGTTCTCATTTATTTATTATCTATTTGTTCTAACTTTCTTTGCGCCCACTCAATACCAGCGTCACCACCCCAAGCAAGCCACATTAAACGACCGCATCCGTCCCCTAATTCCTTTTGTGAATTTTCTTTGTGACGTGCAAATGAAGCCATTCGTGAAATTGTTTCTCTACTTATATTTTCGCCGTTAGCAAGTTGATTAGCACGTGCTTTTCCTACGGGCGTACCGCAGTCACCCCAACCGTTTTCTTCAGCGTAGCGTAATGCTATCTTCGCGTTTTCGCTTGCTTCTTTCGGATAATCGTTATACGTTTCTAATTTAGTATCCAGTATTTCTTTTAGGAATGCTATTATTTCGTCTTCTTCGTTTTGTTGTAAACTCATTTCGTATTTGTCTACGAAGTGACCTTCAATACTAAATCCTTTTACTTCGCCGTCTTTTACCTTTTGCCAAACATCGTCGTTGTTTACTTTCATTGAAATCATCCAAGTTCCCTTTGGTAAATTAAAGTTGTATAAACGGCTTTTGTCCGTTTTTTCGTCTTCAATTATCCAGCTTTCAACTACACTCATTCCGTCAAGCATTTTACGTTCGTGTTCGTAGGTAGCGTTATTTTGATTTGAGCGCATTAAAAACAATTCACTTGCTTTGCGTACCGTATCCTCACTAAAGTAAATGTAATATTCTTTGTCTTTATTTCTGCGGTAAATTTGTTTATTAGGTACTAAAGCCGCACCCATTAAAATACGTTTTTCCGCATCAACCTCTTTTAGTTCAACTTCGTGTTTTTTTAACGCTATAAAGTTTTCCTCGATCGCTGGACTTTCAACAACCGAAACGGCATTGATACCCATTTCTTCTTTTGTCTCGTCAATCAGTAATTCTATTATTTCAACTTTTGCCATATCTATTAAACTTAAAGTGTTGCGTTTTGTACTCTATTTCTATCCAATGCTTGTGCGCTTGTTACCTCACCACTAACTACGTATGCTTGTGTTGGTGTTTGTTGTAATTGTGCTAACTGATTAATTCCACTCGAACCTATTGTATTAAAGTTCGCAGTCATAGGAGCAGCACCACCACCAGCACCAGCGGGCGACATTGAACCACCTCCACCGCCTGAAGATTTAAATTGACTCTTTGCAATCTTTGCTATATTAACCGCTGCAAATGCTCCAGCAAGTCCTGCCTGAACATACGGGTAAGCTGGAAAAGCAACTGTTAACGGTGACTTTTGTCCCGTCTTGTACGCCTCTAAAACAGCTTCATATCCAGCTATTGTAGCGCTCGAAATCTTTGCGGCTTTGTCTACTTGAAACGCTAACTTTGCTTTCTTTTCGTCTTGTTGTCCAAATAAACTTGCTAAATCTGAAACTAATTGAAGTCCGTCATAAGCTAATTGAAATCTATCTTTATTTAATTGTTCAATCCTTGCCTTTTCTTTTTCATCCGCTTCTTTCTTTTTTGTCTCATCTTCCTTGCGGTACCTTTCAATTATAGCTGCTTGTTCTTTATTAAATGATTCGGTTAAAGCTTTTTCTAATTCAGCATTATTTTTAGCAAGTTCAAATTTAGCATCGTAATTTTGCATTAATTCAAATAATTCTTGTTCACGTGCTGAATTTTGTGCTTTTTGAAGTGTGTTATATTGTTCGTCTTGTTTTTTAAATCTTTCTTCTTCAGCTTTTACAAAATTATCGTAATCTATTTTATCCCATTTAGCATTTATTTGAGCTACGTCGAATCTTTTACTTTCAGCAAATTGTTCTTTTAATGCTTTTAATTTTTGTTCTTTGTCTTTATCGTTAGCTAATTCTTTTTCAGCATCTTCAATTTGACGATTGTATTTTAAATCTAACTCGTCTAATTCTTTTTTTCTACTTTCTTTTTGTATTCTTAATTTTTCATCTTCTAATCTTCTTTGTATATCAATCTGGTCTTTAGCCGCTTTATTATTGTTATTAGTAGTTTCTCTATTCCCTTGTGAATTTATTCTATTACGTTCGTCTTGTGCTTCTTTTTCAATTCTATTAATTTCTATTTTATAACCGGCTTGTGTATTTCTTAATTCAGTTAATTTATCTTCAGCGGCTTTAATTGCAGCGTCACCTTCTTCTTCTACTTCTGAAGGATTAAAAACCAATTCAGTTAAATTTCCGAAAATCATGTCAGATAAACCAAAGTTTTTTCCAAATGCTTTTCCTATTTCATCAATACTTCTTAATAATAATGCTAACGGAGCAGATAAAAATTCTAATACCCCCCTTAAAATAATGTAATTTCTTTTTTCAGCTTCTAATTGTGCTTTTTTAGTAGCTTTTGCGTTTGCTAAATTTACTTCAGCTTGTTTAATTGCAGTATCTAAGGCAGCTACTTTTAATTGTAAAATTTGTTTTTCAGTTTTACCTTGAAGCCTTAAAATATTATCCTGTTTATTTAATGAATCTACTTTTGCTTCAGCAGATTTTAAATTAGCATTTGTTAATTTATTTAATTTATCTTGTTCTTTAGAAACACCACTAAGAGCTTCTTTAATATCGTCCCAATAAGCCGCTAAAGTTCCAACAGCAACTAATAATAAACCTATTCCAGTTGCGGCAACACCGGCGCGAATTCCTTTTAACGCATTTGCAGCAACTACGCCTAACTGCTTAAATGAATCTTTGGCTTCCATTAAACCCTGAAGTCCTTGCGAAAGCGCCATTACAGACTGTAAACGCACCATCGTTTTTTGCAAATCTTCGCTTTCTACACCGATTAAACCTAATGCACCTTCAAAAGCTTGGAACCCGTCTAATACACCACCAACGGAACGCGACAAAGCATTAAACTTAGCATCTGGATTAAATGAATCTACTAAATCTTTTGAGAATTCTATTTGGTCTTTTAAATCAGCTGCCGCCTTAGCTGCTTTAACCGCTTCTTTAGAAGTTTCTCCGTATTGTTCACTTACCTTTTGAAGTTCCGCAACGGCTTCCCTATATTGCGCTTTTAAACTTTTGCTATTGTCTTGTATTTCTAATTCAATCGTTCTTTTTTCAGCCATTGTTTACGCTTTTCTTGTTTATAAATCTTTTTAATATTTCCGGTTAGTTCGTGTTTTCCTTTGGCTATATCTACTATCTCACTCACTCCAAAGAAATCGTCGCTCTTTAATAGTTCTAAAATTAATTGAATCATTGTTGTAATATTTGAATTTGATTTGCCACTTGTTGTCCATTGCTTAAAGTGTACGTTACTGTTAAAGTTATAACTTGAACCGCAGAATTTTCCGTTATTAAGTTTTGGAATTCTTCAGTAATTAAAACATCTGAATTTTCAGCTAAAATAAAAGATGGCGTGTTCGTGTTTTCAGGAATACAAACAGTAATAAATTGACTTGAAGTTATTGTACTTGGTGTTATTGTAACACCAGCGAAATCGGTAGTAATTGAAGCGCTTACAGCACCATTTACAAAGTTAATCGGAACTTCTAAACATTGTGAATCAAAAGTAGGAACTAAAGGCTTGCCGCTTGTTAAAGGTCGAAAATCTAAATACAAACTAAAATTAACTTCACCCGTTGTTAGGTTGCTTTTCATTTCGTTTATTATGTATCTTTTATCTCTTATAATAATACGGTCGTTTAGTTGTAGATTTGTAAGTAAAGAAACGGGTAAATTCGTCTTTACGTGAACTAATCTATTTTTAAGGTTGAACAAATTAATTAAATACGAAAAATAATATTCAGCAAATAAACCTTGTTGAATTGTTTCTAAATGAATTATAGAATTATCAGCACCGAAATTTAAGCTATATTTCGTGTTTTGGTACGTAAGGTCTTGTCCGAATAAAGCAAACGTGTCAATATTTAAATGAGTTGCTCCAGTATAAAATTTAATGTCATGCGGCAAAGGGTCACTTTCACCGTACAAATAAAGTAATATAGGCTTTGGCGTATACGCTTGAAAATTCTCGTTTAACGTATAACCGAAAATAGCGTAGTTACCTGAATTATCTATTGACCTTTGAAATAATAAATTTTCAAAAGGAACTTCAATTGTGTATTCGTCCCCGTCGTAATTGTATTGGTATTCTAAATCGCCGTACTGTTGGTTATATGTTTTAAAATAATTCTTGTTTGCAAATGACTCACTTTGTTGATATTTGAAAGCTATTTTTTTATACAATTTAATTCGTTCAATATCAATTGAATCTATATCAGTGTATTGTGTAATATCTACAATTGCGCCTTGTCCGTACCAATCTTCCAACGGTAGTATTTCAAAAGTGTTTACGTCAGTAGCTACGCACGTACAATTGAACTCTTTTAATACACCCGAAAAGAAATCACTAACTTTGATATCGGGTAAAACGTTGTTTATATTTACGTTACCTGAAAGCGAAGTTGTAACCGTACTCATTTGAGCATAATTAATTACACCGTTGTTTCCGTTTATTTGGTAGATAATATTCATATCTACGTTCATTATTGCATCAGCACGTAATTGAAAAGTTACGTCCGTGTCTAAGCCACTTGTATTTATGAAAGTTACATTTCCAAAAACTCCCGTCGTAGTACCTTGAACCGTTTGATAATAATTACCGTCTTGAAAAATATCAATGTACCATGTACCCGCAACCGATTGACTTAAAATATCAAAGCTTATAATATGCGCATAAACTCCAGAAAGTTCTTCAATGTTTATTTTGCTTCCGTATATATCTACGTAATTAGCTGGGTTGGGTAAACTCGGATCAACTACCGTTGCCGTTATTTGGTCAATATCAATATTACTTGCTTCGCTGATCCAAGTGTATTCCGTTGTATTTTTGCCGTATAAAAAAACTTCATTAAATCGTGGGTCGCTTAAAAAGTTTCCTGTAAAGGTAACACCGTAATCATTTGCAATAGCTTGAAATAACCTACTTATTTTTATAGCTGGAAATAATTCATCGTAACGTATTGCTTTTGAATTATCTGTTACATCTTCGGTGCCGTGATGGTATTGCCATAATCTATTACTTGCAATTAAAGGATACCTAACGTCGTAATCATTTGTTAAGTCTGTTATACGGTCGTAAATTTCATTTGCGCTAAATGTAAATTCGTAAGCGCTTAAGTCTAATATATTTAATTTGTCTTCGCCGAATAAATCTTTGAGCGTTCGTATTTCGCCGTAAAAAGTAATCTGATAATTTTCCGCATGACCGTTTTTTATATTCGCCTTTTCAATCTGAATTTTACCACGCCTGAAAGTAGTTAAATCAATTTCTATTATCGCGTTTCTTCGTATGTTATGATCGAATAACGTAGTAGGGTCTAACGGGTCGCCTATATCACTTTGGTAAAAATGTTTAAATATTTCATTGTTAACGGTTGAAGCTGGTACGGTAAAGCTTTGCGAAAAATCCGTAAATACTTTTGAAATATCGTTAATGTTTTGAACGCTCGAAGTAACATTAATTTGTTCGTCTTCAAATAGTTCAATCTTTTGTCCTTCAATATAAACTTGTACTTGCCTCATATTACATTATTTATTGCATTGAAAGCAAAGTCAAACTCTAAAGAATAGTTAATCATTTTTTGGTTTATATTCTTGAATAGCTCCGTTGACTTAGTGTTAATCTTTACGGGTAAACTATTTAGTAATATTCTTTCGCTTGCCATCAGTTGTTCAAGTAAATCGTTATAGCTTTCAGTTACCCAGTCCGTGTTTACTTTAATGCTACGTTTCGCAGTTGTGTTAAATATTTTGCGTTGACCTTCTAAAGTATTGTAATTCGGGAACGTGCTTTGCATTAAATTGTATTCCGTGTTTTCAACGCTAAATGTATCGTTAGACGCTGCAAAAAACCAAGTACGCTGCCAACACCCATAACGATTTACAAAGTCGCACAAAACGGGCATATAGCGACAATTTTCGTAAGGTTTAAAATTGGATTCCCAAACAGTTACGTCAGTACCTAAAATATTAATTATTATTTCTAATTTATTTCCACCAGCATAATAATTTTGATAAACGGTAGGAACGTCCAAAATAGAATTGTTTGTTAAGTTTTGCGTGAATGTAGCAGCCGTTGCCAAGTTAGTATATTTCGCTTTGTAGCTTGTCGCAGTTTTAACCATTATATGACCAGCCCTTCTACTTGAATTTGTACTTGGGTTCGTGCCATCGTAGTAATAAAAAAACGTCCCTTCGTCGTGTAATATGTCGTAAGTCGGTGTATAATTATATCCTTGTTCGTACCATCCAAAACCGTCATAAGCTACGTAAGAATTTGTACTAAGTAGCGTGTAAACACCAGCGTCTAATTTGTATCTTTTTAGTTGAACGTTGCACCATTGCGTAGTTTGACTTGCTGGAAAAGTATTATAAATTTCTTGCCTTGTATTCCAACTGATATACTCAC